GCCAGCTTCGATGCCGTCGCCAGCATAGAGGCTTCCTGTTAGTTGAATGGAACCAGTTACGCGAATAGATCCAGCAAAGAAAAAGTGATTGCCTTCTATGTTTTCTACTTCAAGCACCCCATTTGTTTTGCCGAAGGTATTTAACAGCCATTGTGCATAGCTCGCTTTGTCTGTTTCTGCGGCCTTATTAAGTACATCCTGGTACTCGCCACCTTCCGGGAAGTGCGCCAAGAACCACGTTTTACCCTCGGAGCTGGCGTTCTTTTCAATAAGTAATGCTTCTGTGATTTGCATAATGTTTTTCTCTTTAGATTAAAGTTAATGAGGTTTTTAGGTCGTTACACTCGATTTCTAAGTCTGCTTTTTCATTACGCAGCTCGTCTTGTTCTTCTTCCAGTTCTTTAATACGATCTAAAAGTTCTGTATTTTTGTCGTCTAACTCTCCTAGCTCCTGCCTATGGTCTTGTTCAAAGTTAGATATTTCGTTTAATGTTTCTTTTAGCTTATCGAAAAGCGCTTGCTCGCTTTCTGTTTTAGGGGTGTACCAACTGGCCAACTCTTCCGCGCTCATGATCTGTATGTTTAGGCTCATGGGTTTATCATCCTGTAGATAACTTTAGCGATTGCGTCAGATCCGTTGGTGGCTGCTACTGTGAAGTTTTTGCCGAAGGCTTTCACTGAATATGAAAGCCCGGATATTAAGGGCGTGGCGCACATGATTACGCGGCCTCCTGTTTCGGTAGGTAAAACTCCCAAAACTGGCTATCCATGTACCCAGCGCTATAAAGTCTCCAAATAATCTGATCGCCGTAACATTGCATGTTTACGTTTCTATACAAAGAGGCTTCTTTAACATCCGCAGGGGCATCGCTCAGATCAGTGTAAAAGCCCCGAGCGAAGTCCCAAATTTTCTGACGCATTTCGTCTGAGGGTTTGTTGTTCACAAAAACATACTTAACTTGCGGGATGTCTTTTCTATTATTGCTGTACTCGTATAGGTCTTCCATTCCGTTAAAGTTACCGTACTGGTATTGCTTTGCGAACTCTTCTAACTGTTTGCTGATCGCTGGTGGAAGGTCTTCTACGTAAACCCGTACACATGAACCCATTGAATATGACTCGCTAGTAACACTGCCCACAATGTTGTTAGCTTTCATGTAGTTTTTAATTTGTTTGGCTGCTAGTGCCCAAGTAGATTGTTGTTTCATTTTGATACCCTCCGAAAGGTGTTTAATGAGTCGATGGGTGTAGTTTACAAAACAATTTGTAATCACGTCAAGCACTTTTTACAAAATAATTTGTAATTTAAGACGAAATTTTGTAGTGCCTTGTTTTTACAGGCAAAATAAAACCCGCATATAGCGGGCTAATAGTTAACCTATAAGTTAACTATTTAGGTTCTTTGCGAACTTTTAAGACGATAGGTACTAACCACTCTTTGCGGTGGGTTGTGAATCTTTCTCTTACCTTTACTTTCGCACTGCCAGTCTGACCTTTACTATAAACCGCAAGAAGGTTCTCGAACTCTCTACCGCATGCGGTACTGGCTGCGGATGCTACCGTATAGGCGTCGGATTTTCCGTCGTCCATTGCTTGTATTGCTTGAGCTGAGCAATCCGCGTAAATAGTAGTCACCTGTTTTTTCTCCGCATCTGTCGCTTCCTTTACCTCAACCTGAGTGCAACCCGACATCCCTAACAGTAAAACCCATACTAACTTTCTCATGTTACCGCCTCCTGTAGTATTTACGATGCTCAACCATAGTGCCTATGACGCTGCATTCTATACTATCTGATCTGATCGTAGGGTAATCCTCGTTTAATGGTACTAGCTCGAAGACTTCCACGCCGTTGATCTGGCCTCTAGGCCTGAACTTCTTAAACGTACCTTCGTCCCCGTTGCACTTCGCGACAACATAATCCCCCGGGCGCGGAAGGATCTGCGGGTCGATGATAACCTTGTCTCCCGTCTTGAACTCAGGCTCCATACTATCGCCCTCAATAATAAGCGCAAAGGAGTAGGTGCTTAACTCCAAGTCTGTGGCGATGTCCTCCATGCCTGCACCCATTAGATATGCGTCTACGATTTGCTTTGCTCCTCCTGCGGGTATCTTGCTCAATACCGGAATGCGCCTGGTATCTATATTTGCTGAACTCGCATTGTTATATTTAGGGATCATTACCCCTTCATTATTGGCTAACCACCCGGCGCTTACCCCGCAAGCATGTGCAATAGCTACCGAGTATTTACTCCCCGAAGCCGCCTTGTCTGCATCGCACAAATATTGAATAGATTGCGGCGTTACTTTCTTACCTAAAAATTTAGTGATCTTTTCGGCTAGCTGGCTTTGGTTAAGCTCCGCGTAGTGCATGGCTGCCGTGAGTCTCTCGCTGTATGTTTTCATGTGCATATCGTACCAAATCCCTATTTTCTATTTGTACAAGAGTTTTTGTTGTTTAATTACAAATTGTTTTGTAGAATGGTTCATCTTTTACTCAGGCAATAATCAACTATGAACCTTTCCCCGTTACAAAAAGCGATCGAGCTTTGCGGATCGCAAGAAAAACTCGCAGAAGCAATCACCGATCTGCGCCGTCCCCTAGACGGCAAAGTCGTGGCACAACAGAACGTTTCCTACTGGCTTACCGCGCCTCTCGGAGTTCCTGCCCACTACTGCCGCAACATCGAGGTACTCACTAAAAATCAAGTAACCCGTTTCGATCTTCGCCCCGATGTCTTCGGCGAACCCCCTCGGCAAGGAGCCAAGTAATGAGCTTAGAACTAAAAGATTTTCGCGGAAAAATCACTCAAGAAACTGATGTCGTGCTCGAGTCTCTTTCTCGTGTTACCGGCAAAGACCGCAGCGAACTTGCCCGCGATGTCCTTCATCAATGGGCCGCGGAACAAATACACGTAGCCACTGTACTTGACTCGCGTTTGCGCGCCGAGGGACTGAAAGGGATTAGCAATGGCAAATAAGGGAAACTCAGGGAGTGCTAGCCGTTACGCCAGGTTAACGCCCGCCGAGAAGCGCCATGCGCTTAAAGCAGAAGCTTTGGAAGAGCAGGCAGCAAAGGCGATAGATGCCACGAAGACAGGGCAAAGTCCTAAGGCTGCGAAGTTGATCCTCAATGCCAATGTGGAAAGACAGAAGGCCGGACTCATTAAGGGAGTGCTTAAAAAATGAAGCTATCCCGCGATGAAAAAATAGAAGTATTGATTATCCTTGTTGTGTTTGCTTTGCTTTTGCTAGGCGCTTTAGTGCTTTGGCCCTGGGTCATCCATTGGTGCAAGCTATGAGTGCCGCCGTGACTAAAATAAACCCCCATCTAAGCACTATTCAAGCCCCTGAACTAATCGCATCACGTCCAATCTGGCTCATGTGGCGCTTCGAGCACATGGATGGAGAAGCCAAACCGCGTAAGGTGCCTTACTATGCAAATGGCGCAAAGCGCTACGGTGTGCAAGGCCGCCCTGAGGACAGGCAGCAGCTCGTCACGTTCGATGCTGCTCGCTCGGCAGCTGCGCGCAAGAATATGGACGGTATCGGGCTAGCCACGCTTGATGGCGACTTCTCGGTACTTGACTTTGACAAGTGCATGGTCAATGGCAGGCTTCACCAAGACATCGAAGGCTTTGGCGTGGGCACTTATGCGGAATACTCTCCGTCAGGCGAAGGCGTTCACGTCTTCGTTCTGGGCAATGTCGCAGGCAATCAGAAGTCCCACGCCTCAGCAACGCAGTTCGGTGTCGAGGGCTTCGCTACTAAGGGCTTCGTCACTTTCACGGGCAATGCCTTGGAGATCACCGAACTGACCGAGGCGACTAACACTATCGCGGCCCCGGACACTCGACTGACCGCGCTACTGCGCTCTCGCTTTGGGGAAGGCATATCGGAAGAGGACAACGCGCAGGCCAAGCAACCTTTAGGCTTGTCGCTCGAGATCGTGCGCGAAGCGTTGGACGTACTCGATCCATCCACGGATCACAACACCTGGTTATCTATCGGTATGGCTCTACACCACGAGACGAACGGGCAGGGCTTCGCATTGTGGAATACCTGGTCGTCGGCCTCTGAGAAATACCCAGGGGAAGAGGCCTTGCTTGCGCGCTGGGATAGTTTCGGCAAAGGCAACGCCAAGATCATCACGGCCCGTACGCTAGTGCAACTCGCTAATCAGAATGGCGCACATATCAATCTTAACGTGACTAATCTCGAAGAGTTCGACAACCTAGAGACGAATACACCGGTAACAGTCCAGCACGCTATGCGCTTCCCTTGTATTCCTGCTTCAAACTTCGCAGTACGCGCGACATGGTCGTACATCATCAAGGGCCTACTGCCTCAAGCAGCCCTTGCCGTGCTCTTTGGGGAGTCCGGCTCCGGTAAATCGTTCGTCGCTTTGGATATGGCGTTCGCTATCGCTCGTGGCCTTCGCTGGCGAGGCTTGCGCACCACGCAAGGCCGTGTCGTCTACCTTGTAGCAGAAGGTGCTGCGGGTTTTCGTAATCGTCTTATCGCTTTAGCTACGGTATCCGGGATAGATCTGTCTTCTGTACCTTTAGACATCATAGATGCTGCACCTAATCTGTTACTCAAAGAGGATGCTATCGACATTGCTAAATCCATCCTCGCTAGTGGCGATAAACCTTCGCTAATCATTGTGGACACCTTCGCTCAAACCCTAGCAGGCGCGAACGAGAATGCTTCAGACGATATGGGTAAGGCCTTGGCCCATTGTAAAGGCATTCACAAAGCAACGGGTGCTCTAGTGTTGCTCGTCCACCACTCCGGCAAGGACTCAAGCAAAGGCGCTCGCGGGTGGTCAGGCTTACGAGCCGCCGCTGACGCAGAATTGGAAGTCGTACGTACTCCTATGGGGCGTTACATCCGTACCACTAAGCAAAAGGACGGCGCAGACTTTAAGGAGTGGGGGTTTGCCTTGGAGCCTGTAACCATTGGAGAAGACGAGGACGGAGATCCTATTACTACTTGTATCTGCTCTGAGGCTGAAATGCCTTTAGGTAGTGATAAACCTATCGGAAAGAACGAGCAGACCATTCTTAACGCTCTATCCGAGATTGGGCTGTCTCAAACCGCAGGCATAGAGCAAAAGGCGGTAATCGAAATAGCGGTAAGTATGATGCCAAAACCTGAAGGTAGAGATACCCGTGCACAAGTTTTAAAACGCGCTTTTACCAAACTTTCAGAGGATGGGTCGTTTTTTATCCTCGAAGACGACGACACGGTGACATTACTATGAGCATGTTAAAAATTACAAGTTGCAATTTATTACGGGTATTTTGTGGGCTAATCTCGCGGAAAGATACCAACTCGCATTTTATTACGTGCAACACGGATATTAAAAACCGTGTTGCACCCGTGTTGCACTTACTTTTAAAACTGCAACACGGCTTTGTTAATCCGTGTTGCACTTGTGTTGCACTTTGGCTGAAAGCCTTATTTTATGCGGTGTATGTACTGCAACACGTGTGTTGCACTTGTGTTGCAATCTTTTTTGTGCGTAGTCATAGTTGTGCAACACGCCCCCTCTATATACGTAGTATATAGGGGTGTGTTGCACTGTACGTGTTGCAAAGTTGTATTTTTATTCTTGAAGGGTATAGAATGGAAAACGTGAAACATGGAGAAAACCATCCGAAAGCAAAACTCACAGATCACGAAGTTGAGTTGCTTAGGAATTGTCGGGCTAGTGGTATGGGATGGAAAAAGCTAGCGCGCAAGTTTGATATTTCGTCGCGCAGTGCAAGAGACATTTGCAATTTTAAAAGGCGATAGGGGTGCGCATAGTTTTTGCGAATTACTGGAAAATAAAACCATGGCGAGACCAACAATCAAAACACCTGAGATAGTAGACACAATCGTAGCGCGTATCGCGGAAGGCGAAACGCTAAGAGCTATTTGCAGAGATGAAAACATGCCGAGTTGGCAAACGGTGTATTTGTGGAAAGAAAAAGACGAGGATTTTAATAGACGCTTCGCGTATGCGCGCGAGGTAGGACATGACGCAATAGCAGAAAACACTATCGACATAGCCGACGAACAACCAGGGCGCACAGATAACGGCGGTACAGATACAGGCGCCGTGGCACACGCTAAGCTTCGCATAGAGACGAGACTAAAACTGCTATCGAAATGGAGCCCTAAAAAATATGGCGACAAGCAAGCCGTAGAGCTGACAGGCAAAGACGAAGGGCCTCTCCTGGTAGAGCACAAAGCCTCAGCCATTGCGGTATTACTTGAGAAAGCTGCGCAGCGCAAACTTACTGCACCTCAAGCAGAGCAAGACGACGATCTCGCATGAGTTACTCCGAAGCGCAGATTGCGGAGCTTTTGCCGTACCTAACCCCCGAAGAGCAAGCCGAACTAGACAAACTGCTAAGCGCCCCTGAGGCTCTATGGGAACCGTTGCCAGGGCCACAGACCGCAGCGTTCAATAGCTTAGCCGACATCGTAGGCTATGGCGGTGCTGCGGGTGGCGGTAAGACCGATCTAGCGGTAGGCTTAGCCACGACGCAGCACGATCGCAGCATGATTATACGGCAGGAGTCTACCCAGTTAGCAGGCATCATCGACCGTATGACAGAGCTACTCGGTGGGCGCGACGGCTTTAACGGGCAGGAAAAGATCTGGCGATTATCAGATAGGCAAGTCGAGTTCGGCTCTGTGCCTAACCCCGGCGACGAAACCAAGTACCAAGGGCGCCCGCATGATATGCTAGTGTTCGATGAAGCAACGAACTTGCGCGAGAAGGCTGTGCGCTTTTTACTTGGCTGGCTGCGAACCACGAAAAAAGGCCAACGCTGCCGGGCATTGCTCACGTTCAACCCGCCGACTACAGCAGAAGGTCGCTGGGTAATCTCGTTCTTTGCACCATGGCTGGATGATAAACACCCAAACCCCGCAGAGCCGGGCGAGCTTCGCTATTTCGCGACAGTTAACGGGGAAGACTTCGAGGTTGAAGACGGTAAGCCTTTCGTGCTTGTAGGGGATGACCGCATTTACGACTTCGATCAAAGTAAATACAAGCCCGTGGACATCATCAAGCCTATGAGCCGCACGTTCATCCCTTCGCGGATCACCGATAACCCGCACCTCGTAGGTACTGGCTACATGGCGACATTACAAGCCATGCCCGAGCCTTTGCGTAGTCAAATGCTGTACGGAGACTTCAAGGCGGGCATCGAGGATGACCCATGGCAAGTGATACCGACCGCATGGGTAGACGAGGCCATGGAGCGATGGACTAAACCCACACGGCTTCAAGTCATGGATAGCCTGGGCGTGGACGTGGCGCGAGGCGGTAAGGACAAGACCATCATCGCACGACGCCATAACACCTGGTTCGATCATCCAATCGAGCTAGCCGGATCGCAAACCCCTGACGGCCCTACCGTTGCGGGTGCGGTAGTCGCAGCTATGCGAGATAGGGCGCGCATTCATGTGGACGTGATCGGCGTCGGCTCTAGCCCTTACGACTTCCTTAGGCAGGCAGAGCTTGATGTGTACGGCGTCAACGTGGCGGAAGCCCCCACAGCGACGAGCAAGTCGGGCAACCTGCAATATTTCAACCTGAGAACACAGCTATGGTGGCAGCTGCGCGAGGCGCTAGACCCAGCTAACAACCTAGGCATACAACTACCCCCAAACAAACAACTACGTGCGGATTTGACTACGCCAAAATGGTCAATGTCAGGCATCAAGATCAAGGTCGAAAGCCGAGAAGACATCGTGAAGCGCTTAGGCCGCAGCCCTGACTATGGCTCTGCTTACGTGCTAGCAAACATGGATACACCACTCACCCCACGCGAGATCCTTCACCCAACCCAAAGCACTAAGCACAATGCGCGACGAGAGTACAACCCTTACGGCTAGCCGTAGGGATGCTCATACCTTTTTTAATCCGCGCTAGTATCCCTCAAACGTTTAGGGGGCGACATGGCATTCAGAGAGTTAAACATTCGTGATCCACAAGTGCAGGAGCTTTTGTGGCGCTATGTAAATCCGACTGACATTCGAGCAGACTACACGAAGCTGGACGCGATCATCTACATCGCGAACGAAATACACGCAGGCAATCAGATACTTTGGGGTGACGAGACCGCGATGCTGCGTTGCGAAGGCAACAAGTTCAACGGGGTAGTGACGCCGCACATCATGGGCGACGGCAAGAAGTTTCGTACCTTGCTGACGGAAGGCTGCGAGTACGCTAAAGCACAAGGCTGGAAGCAAGTAATGATCTGGACGGCGTTCGGCAGTATCCAGCGCATGGCGATGAAACTGGGCTTTGAGCACGTAGGCGGACTTCCGCAGTACCACCCTAAAGACAACTATCTTGCCGACATTGCAATCTTGAGGATGAAGCTATGAAAAAACTATTTATTATTTTGGCACTGCTAATGGCTTCGACCTTAGCGAATGCGGGTGGCGGAGGCGGTAAATCTCCGCCGTCTGCGCCTCCGCCGCCACCTCCCCCACCTACGCCGCAAGCGCCGAGTGATCCTAACGTGACGCCTGCGATAGCACGCGAGAAAACTAGACGCGCACAGCAAGGCGGACAGGGCGCTACTTTCTTGACAGACGGTTCAGCCCTAGGCGAAGAAGACCTCAAGAAGCCGACCCTGGGCACAACCACATTGCTAGGCGGCTAACGTGTCAACAACGCCACAAGCACCCGCATATACCCCGCCTTCCGGGTACTACAAGTCTTTCACTTTCGATAAGACCGGGCAGGTATTCGCAGACGGCAAGGCGTTAAATGGCCTCATGCTGGACATCAAGAGCGTAGCGCCTCCCCCGGAGCCAAAGCAGCAAATCGGTATGGGAGGCTTATTCAATCTATCAGGAATGAACCAGGCGCCGAAAGAAAACCCTTACCAAATGCACGGGGGCAGGTTTTCTCGCCTGGTGACAGATGCACAAGGTAATGTGTACGCGGAGATTGATAGTCCAAAAGTGAAAGAGCCCTTAGGCAGCGGGGTAATTGGCATGGGGGGAATGCAAAACCCTAACGGTAATTCTGCCATAGATATGCTTTACGGAACCCCCGCAAAACAACGCATAAAACTATCAGGTATCGCGCTAGATCCGAACACTATGTCCCGCAACTCAAGCGGAGACCTAGGCGAAAATCAGTTATATCTACGACCAGACGCCAGTAACGAAGGGCTTTACTTCGCGCAAGTGAACAAAGGGTCTGACATCGTGGCGTATGCCTATAGCGCATTTCAACAAAAACAATTTGCGCAAGGGGGCCCTGAGCAGGCAGAGAATACGGCAGCGCGTCGCCAAGGGGGTAACGCAGGGGGCGGCGCAGGGCCGACCACACCCGATGAAGTGACGCTATTAGGAAGCTAAACCATGGATCACGAACTACCAATCACCCGATATAAACGCCGCAACGCTACGTTAAACAACGAGCGCGAAACCTGGCTACAGGATTACAAGGAAATCTCCAAGTATCTATTGCCTCGCAGCGGACGGTATCTTAGCAGCGACCGTAACAAAGGTGGATCGCGCAATCGCAATATTCTGGATAGTACCGCAACGGGCGCACTGGATATTCTAGGCGCTGGCTTGATGTCCGGCATGACTAGCCCGGCGCGGCCTTGGTTCCGTTTAGGTATTCCAGACGACGACCTAGAACAATACGACCCTGTGAAACAATGGCTATTCAAAAGCTCTAAAGTCATGCGCGAGATTTTCTCGCGGTCTAATACTTATCGCTCGTTACATACCATGTACGAAGAGCTAGGCGCATTTGGTACGGCAGCAAGCTTCGTGCAATCAGACTTTAACGACGTGATTAGATTCTACCCGCTTACGGCGGGCGAGTATGCGATCAGTACGGATTACCGCGGTGTGGTCGATACCTGCTACCGCGAAATACCTATGACTGTGGCGCAGATGGTGCAGAAGTTCGGTCTAGAGAACGTCAGCCAAAACGTCAAGAATCAATACGACCGCAAAAACTATGACGCATGGATCACAGTCATGCACGCAGTAGAGCCTCGCGCGGAGAACGAGCGCGAGTACGGCAAGAAAGACGGCAAGAACAAGCGCTTCAAGTCATGCTACTTTGAGGCCGCAGGCGATGCACAGAAGCCACTTAGCGAAGGAGGATTCGACGAGTTCCCCCTGCTAGTGCCTAGATGGTCGGTACGGAGTGGCGACATTTACGGGCACAGTCCAGGCATGCGCGCACTAGGCGATGTCATTCAGCTGCAACACGAACAACTCCGCAAAGGCGAGGCTATCGACTATCAGACCAAGCCACCATTGCAAGCCCCTATCGCGATGAAAGACAAACCAAACGACCTGTTACCGGGCGGGTTGACTTACGTCGACATGGTAGGGCCTCAGAACGGTATCCGTAGCGCTTTCGACGTGCAGCTAAACTTGAGCTATCTGCTCGAGGACATCAACGATGTGCGAGGCCGCACCCGCGAAGCGTTCTACGCTGACCTGTTCATGATGCTGGCTAACGATAACCGCAGCGGGATCACAGCGACCGAGATCGCAGAACGCCACGAAGAGAAGCTACTCATGCTCGGGCCAGTGCTAGAGCGTTTGCATAACGAAATGTTAAGCCCGCTTATCGACATGACATTCCAGCACATGCTCGAGGCGGACTTAGTGCCGCCCCCACCGCCTGAACTGGAAGGCATGAACCTGAAAGTCGAGTTCGTATCGACCTTGGCCCAGGCGCAGCGCGCGGTAGGCTTAGGCTCACTGGATAGATTACTCATGACTGTAGGCAATCTAGCAGCCGCGAAGCAAGACCCGAGCGTGTGGGACAAACTGGACACCGACCAGATCATTGACGGCTACGGCGAAATGATGGGCGTAGACCCTCAGTTCATCGTAGCAGATGACCGAGTGACTGAGATCCGTACCGCTCGCGCACAGCAACAAGCGCAGCAGCAAGCCATGGCGCAAGCCGCTGAAATGGCAAAGACTGCGGGCAGTTTGGCAGGCATCCCCTCGGGGGAGGATAACGCTTTATCTGACGTAATGCGACAGTTCAGCGGGTACTCTTCCGCGTCCCCGGCGTAGGGGTGCTCAAACCCTAAAAAAATCCGCGTATCGTTCCAGCTATGACTGAAGCAGAGAAGAGACGCGCCGCCGAGATTGAGGACATGAAATGGCTTCTATCGGACAGCAGAGGACGCCGAGTGTTGCGCCGCATGCTGGATACGGCGGGCCTTTACAGGTCTACCTTCGCAGGCGAGGACACTCACCTAGCAGCATTTAACGAAGGGCGCAGAAACTTCGCTCTGTTTCTAACCGACGAGATCATAACCATAGCCCCCGATAAGTGGGCGGATATTTTACAAGGTAAATAATATGGCTGAAGAGCAACAAGCGCAGGATCAAACAACGGATGCACCTGTAACAGACGTGCCTGCCGAGGGCGCTGCACCAGTATTAGGGGACGCTGCGCCTAATGCGACAGACGCTCCCGCAGAAACACCAGCAGAAGGCAACGCACCCCCGGAGATTCCGGCTAATCCGTTGCCTTTTGAGCCTAAGCTCCCTGAGGGGATCACGCTAGACCCTGAGCTAGGCGCAAAGTTCCTTGAGTTCGTCAAGGCCAAGAACCTAACACACGAAGAGGCGCAAGCATTAGTCGACCTCAACATACAGCAACAAGCAAAACAGGCTGAACAATACCAGGCAACACAACGGGAGTGGATAGAACAATCGCGGACGGACAAAGAGTTCGGCGGCGAGAAGTTCTCTGAGAATTTAGCGGTCGCAAACAAAGCGCTTTCAGCGTTTGGCACCCCTCAAATCAAAGACCTTCTGAAGAGTACAGGCTTTGGTAATCACCCCGAAGTGATACGGATGTTCGTAAAGATCGGGAACGCGGTAGCAGACGATAAGCTGATAGTGCGAAGCACTGACGCACCGGGGCCTTCTGACCCAGTATCGCTCTACCCTAAATCAAACATGAAAAAATAAGGGGCATAAATTATGGCTTTAATTACCAGTGCAACATACCCTACCTTAGCGGAAGTTTCTAAACGCTCAGGCTCAGAGGGCGGCGTTTCTACTATCGTAGAAATGCTAAACCAAACTAACGAACTCTTGGATGTCATTCCATGGTACGAGGCGAACGACGGCTTAGGCCACTTGACGACCATCCGCACAGGCTTACCTGCGGTGACATGGCGCATGTTGAACTACGGCGTACAACCAAGTAAATCACAAACGCAACAAGTGCGTGACTCTTTGGGTATGCTAGAAGCGTACGCAGAGATCGACAAGAAACTTGCGGACTTGAACGGGAATACTGAAGACTGGCGCATGTCTGAAGACTCAGCGTTCCTTGAGTCAATGAACCAAACATTCAGCACACAATTACTGTACGGCTCTAACGCAACACCTGAGCGCTTTGTAGGCTTGGCGTCACGCTTCAGCGACACGACTGCGCAATCAGGCGACAACATCATCAAAGGCGATGCGTCAGCTTCAGGCTCAGATCAAACCTCTATCTACTTGGTAGTGTGGGGCCCTAAAACAGTACACGGCATTTACCCTAAAGGTTCAGCTGGCGGCTTCTCTATGCAAGACCTGGGCGAAGTCACTATCGAGAACGTGGACGGCGCAGGCGGTCGTATGCAAGGCTACCGTACGCACTATCAATGGGATTGCGGCTTAGTAGTTCGCGATTGGCGTTATGTTGTACGTATCTGCAACATTGATACAGGCAACTTGACCAAAAACGCGGCCTCAGGTGCGGACATCATCGACTTGATGACTCAAGCAATCGAGTTATTGCCTAACATCAACATGGGTAAACCAAGCTTTATCGTCAACCGTCGCATTCGTTCATTCTTGCGTCGTCAAATGGTGAACAAGGTGGCAGGCTCAACGTTGAGCATGGAAGAGATTGCTGGCCGTAAAGTGCTTACATTCGACGGTATTCCAGTGTATCGCTCTGACTCAATCTTAAACACTGAAGCAGTAGTAGCTTAATTAAGGAGAAACATAATGATTTTAGATGCTAAATGGCTATTCTCAGGAGTGCCGGGTGCTTCAGGTATCACAGGTCAAGCGCTTTCAGGTGCAGGCCCTACAGCCTCGACTAACGACGTAGACGTAGGTCTTGCTTTCAGTGGCGCAGCGAACCAGTTCGGCGTAGGCGATGAAGAGCTTTACATCGTTGTAGTAGCTACTGCGGACTCAGGCGGTACGACACCTACACTGACAGCTAACGTGCTTACAGCGGACGATACAGGCTTTTCAGCCAACTTGCAGACTGTAGCGACAGGTGTAGCAGGCGCAATGAAAGCGGGGCAGGCGATCGTGATTCCGTTCCCGCAGACTAACCGCCGCTACATGCGCTTGTCATACAGCCAAGGCGGTACGGCCCCGACTAACAACGTGATTGCAGCATTAACCACAGACCCGAGCCAATGGACAGCGATCGCTGACGCATTGACAGGCTTGTAATAGAGAGGACTTGAAAAATGGCGATTAAAGTAGAAGCAGTAGCTTTAGGGTACTACGGCAACCACCTACGCAACCCTGGCGATGTCTTTGAGATTAAAGACAAGAAAGAGTTAGGTAAGTGGATGCGCGAAGTCAAAGAAGTGAAAGAAACGCCTAAAGACGACGGCAAAAAAGAAGCCGCAGCGTTAAGCTAAAGCAGGAAAGCCTAGGGGGCCTTGACCCCCTAGCCCATTTTAAGGGGTATATAACATGGCAGAAATTGCTGCCGTAGTAACAGAAATATCAGGAGGGGCGCACTTGATCGCTTGGGAAGGCTTAGCCCAAGGCGACACAGGTAGACCTATCCAGTTCGTAGGCGGACGAGACCGCACTAACATCCGCGTCGCAAGCTTCTGTAGATATTCAAGGCGGATTAAGTAAAACGCTTGCAGCCCTTACCGGGGCATCATCCGGGGATCTAATAGGAGGCTTAGAAGGTAGCGGAAGTGCAACTCTAGCTGCACTAACATCTACGTCGCAAGGGGCATTGTCGATTACTGGTATCGCTAGCAAAACGCTCGCAGCCCTTACCGCGGCTAGTAATGCGGTATTAGACATCGCTGCCGGATTGGTTAGAACCTTGCAACCGCTAACACTCAGTAGTACAGGCTTCAACGATACGCCTATCGTAGCAAGCGCAGGTACGGGGGCAATACATCAACAATTTAGACGGAGACTGCGATAATGGCTTCTGAAGTAGATATTTGTAATTTAGCCTTAGGATTGATCGGGGACGAAGCGAACGTGTCGTCTATTGACCCGCCAGATAGCACTGTACAAGCACTGCAATGCTCTCGTTTCTACGCACTGGCGCGCAATCAGTTACTAGAGCGCCACTCTTGGGGTTTCGCTACGAAGCGCGTAGCCCTTAGCTTACACGCTACCGCAACGACTGACGTGTGGAAGTATCAGTACGCGAAGCCTAGCGATATGCTAAAACCTCTAGCCGTGTTGCTCGGCGCTTATACAGATGACGAGAATCGGCAGGACTACATCATCGAAGGCGATCGTATCTTGACCAATGTTGAGAATGCCGTGCTGAAGTACACCGCAGTTATTACGGATACTACCAAATACACCCCACTATTTATCGAGGCATTGGCGCACTTGCTGGCAAGTCGTATCGTGGGGCCAATCGTTAAAGGCAGCACAGGCATGAAGCTAGCGTCTGAAATGAAAAAGCTCGCAGAGAAAACCTTCCTAGAGGCCGCAGCGAGTGACGCAAACAATCAGAACAACCAAACGGCGCACGTACCTTCATGGCTAAGTGCAAGAGGTACTGACGTTCGCGACGCGAAACATGCGACGGCTTGGAGACGCTAAATGCCTACCAAAACCTTTACGCGATCCTTTGCCGGGGGTGAAATCTCGCCCGAAATGTTCGGGCGCTTAGATCTAACTCAGTATCAGACAGGTGTATCAGAAGCCAAGAACTTTATCATATTACCGCATGGCCCAGCGCGTGCGCGTAAGGGTACTCAGTTCGTGAACACTACCAAGATAGACAATAAGAAAGTCGCCTTGCTTGAGTTCTCTTACAATAACCAGCAAGCCTATGTGATCGAGGCCGGACACCTTTATTTCAGGTTCCACTCGTTAGGCGGTACTGTACTGAACACGGGCGTACCCGCAGAGGTCGTCACACCTTACACGGAGGATGAAGTATTCGACCTCCATTACGTGCAAAGTGCTGACGTACTCACACTCGTACACCCTAACCATGCACCTAGAGAACTACGTCGCAGCAGCCCCACGGTCTTTGCTTTGAGTACGATTAGCTTCATCCCTACCTTAGCCGCACCCGCAAGCCCTGCGGTTACACCGACAGGATCAGGCACGACTTCGTACTCCTACGTAGTGACCGCGATTGCTACTGACGGACTGGAAGAGTCTGCGCAATCAACCACCGTAACCACGACAAACAACCTGGCAACGGCAGGCAACTACAACACGATCACCTTTGCAGCTGTCACAGGCGCAGTGCGCTATTACGTCTATAAACAAAAGAACGGATTGTTCGGCTTTATGGGCGAGACAGACGCGCTGACGTTCAAGGACGACAATATCGTACCTGACCTTACCCGCACGCCTCCGCAAACAACGAACCCGTTCGGGGCGGTAGGGGATTACCCGGGCGCCGTCACTTACTTTGAACAACGTCGCTGCTTTGCGGGCACTAACAACAAACCGCAAAACGTTTGGATGACTCGCGCAGCGACCGAGTCAAACATGAACTACTCGATACCTACCCGCGACGATGACAGTATCATCCTGCGACTGGCAGCACGCCAAGTGTCTCGAGTGCAGCACTTGATCCCGTTAAGCGATCTGCTCTTGATGACTTCGGACGGGGACTGGCGAATCTATACGCAGAACTCGGACGTACTCAGCCCGAACACCGTCGCAGCGCGTGCGCAGTCCTACCATGGCTCAAGTAATGTACAACCGATCACGACAGGCGAGTCTGCCGTGTATGTGCGCAATCAGTCTAGCCGTGTGCATGAAGTCAATTACGATAATGTGGCGTATGCGTTTAAGTCTAACGACATTAGCATGATGGCCCCGCACCTGTTTGATAACAACATCATTACCGATATGGCTGTGACCCGTTCCCCGTTCCCGATCGTTTGGGCAGTGCGCGATGATGGTGTTTTGTTAGGCGTTACCTATATGCCAGGGCAAAAGGTATGGGCTTGGCACCAACACAACACTGACGGCGTAGTCGAAGCGATTGCAGGGATACCGGAAGGCACAAAGGATGTGCTCTATCTTTCTGTTAAGCGCACGGTGAATGGCACAACTAAACGGTTTATCGAGCGCTTAGACCTTCGCGAAGAGACTGTGCTAGTCGATGCCTTCCATGTAGATTGCGGGCTATCGTACGACGGCACAGCAATTACTACCGTAACAGGCTTAGGCCACCTCGAGGGCAAGACGGTTAACGTACTAGCTGACGGCAATGTTCACCCGCAGCGTGTCGTTACCTCGGGCGCTATCACCTTGGAGTATGCTGCAAGCAAGATACATATCGGCTTACCTATCACGGCGGATCTAAAAACTTTACCCTTGACGCTACAGGTTGAGGGGTTCGCTCAAGGGCAAATGAAGAACATAAACCGCACCTATGTTCGGGTACACAACGCCGGAGAAGTGTTCGTAGGGCCAACCTCAGATAAGCTGACGAAATATCAAAGCAGTTTAACAAATGCTTTTGGCTCTTCTCCTGTGCTTACGTCCGCAGAGTTAAATGTCGAGATCAAGCCGGAGTGGAATAGCTACGGGCAGGTGGCTATTCGTAATACCGCACCGTTACCACTTACCGTATTGGCCCTGGTGTTAGAGGCAGCGCTCGGCGATTAGGGTGCGCATACCTTTTTGAAACAACGCTAGACTTCAAGCTATCGTTCTTAAAGGGGTTCTAACTATGTCAATGGATCCGCTGATTATGCAAGTTGCGGGGGCGGCGTTCACCGCATATAGCGCTTTTAGTCAAAGCTCTAACAGTAAAGCGGCGTACGAGTATCAAGCAGCCGTCAACAACAATAACGCCAAAATCGCCGAATGGAACGCGCAAGACATCGCGCGCCGTGGCGAGCAAGACCTAATCGACCAACGCAGGCGCGCAGCGCAGACCATGGGCACCCAGCGCGCAACGCTGGCAGGCCGCGGGATAGACATATCCGAAGGCTCGGCGCTAAACATCCTCACTGATACCGAATACTTGAGCCAACAAGACAGCCTCACCGTGAAAGACAATACGGCTAAGAACGTGTGGGCAGCGAAAGTGCAAGCCAATAACGATCGAGCAAACGCGGGGCTGTACCAAATGAAAGCGGACAACGAAAGCCCGTGGCTAGCGGGTGCCGGAAGTCTACTCACCAGTGCGCCTAAAGTATCCGATGCCTGGAACACCTATAAAGGCATTAAGTAATGGCAACAATCCCGATCTATACCAAACAAGTAGAAGAGCAGGCATTACCCGGCGCACGACAACAAAGTATCGCGTCACCTGCTCTATTCGATAACAGTCAAAACGCGCAAACCATAGGCAAGGGGCTATCTGCGATAGGCGATGTTGCGCAGCAGTACCAGGACAAAGAAGACACCGCACTCGCAAACAAGGCCGAGGCTAACTTCCTATCCGAAATTACCGACTTTAAAATCCAAGCGAGAAAACGCGAAGGGCTTAACGCCTCGGGCTTGGTTGAGGAAGCCGACAAGTTTTACGGCGATACGGTGGCGCGCTATGTAAAAGACGCACCGAATAACCGCATAGCACAAGCATTGCAAGCAATCGCAGATAAGCACATGCCGGGCTTTCGCGGGTACGTTGGAAGTCATGCCGCCGAACAAAACGGCAAGGCCGTGGAGGAAGAGACTAAGGCAAACATCATTGCGCAAATCAATAGTGCTGCCGCTGACCCTGCCGCAGCTCCTGAAGCGTTAAAACGTATCACGGCAGCAGTGACCGCACAAGCACAAGCGCAGGGTAAAGACTCACAGACCGCAGCGCTAATGGTACAGACCGAGACCACCAAGCTACACCTTGGGGTACTGGAAACACTTCAGCAGAACGATAAAATCGACGAGGCGAAGGCATACTACTATAGCCACAAGAATACTATCCTCGGCGATCATCAAGCGAAAATAGAGAAAGCCTTAGAGCTGGGCGGACGCCTACAAGAGTCTCAAAAAGCAGCAGACGACCTCATGACCAAAGTGCGCGGGGGTGAACTCGACTATGCAAAAGCTGAGGCATTCGCCCGTGAAAACTACACAGGCGAAAAGCGCAAAGAAGTGATCGCACAACTTCGCGACCAACAAGGTGCAGAGGACAGGTTCAAGAAGGACATCGAGGAGAAAGCCCTCGCCCCCGTGCAAAGCGCAATCGGTGACGCAATCAACGCGAAGCGGTCTATCGGCGCAGCCGCCAAGACCGCACTACTCGCACCGCTGAAAACACAGCCGGAGCTGTATCTTAAAGCGAGTCAGGCAGTGGATCAACATAACGACGAAATGCTAAGCGAAGCCCGCAGCGCAGAGTCTCACGCACGGGCCATGTCGAATGACTCTATGGATAAGACCATCAACGACTTGCTAGTGAAGCAGGACATCATCATCAACCCGGACAAGTACAAGAACGTAGACCTTAAAGAGACTTTGCTACCGTTAGTCAAAGAGAAAAAAATATCCGCGGCGACGGTGAACGAGGTGCTATCTCTACAAGAGAAGTACCGTAACCCTAAGAACGCGCCCGAACTAGCCACGTTGCAGACTGGCGCAAGCTACTTGGAGTCCCGCTTACAAGGTGCGATAGTGGATGGCAAGCCATTCTCTGAACTTAAAAAAGAGAAGCAAGCAGAGATCAAAGCGCGTGCTATCACTACATTAGAGCCAATCCTCCAACAATATCAGGAACGCGCCGGGGAGAAAGCTTCGCAGGTTGAGGTGAAGAAACTGGTAGATAACCTCTTTGTGGATAAGAAGTACAGAAGTACGGTATTAGGTATCGCGCATGGTGAAGCCTTTACCCGAACCGAGGCGGACTTTGCGGGCGTTCAAGACCGCAGCGCAACTGCCGTGCGCGTACCCCAAGCGCTTCGTGCCAGAATCAGCAACGCATTACGCAAGAACGGCATCGAGCCGACCGAGACATCAATTCAGGAATACTACCTAGCAGGACAAAAATAATGGCTATCGACCCTAAAGTTCTAAACGAAATCTACGGGGGATCTGAAGCTTTAGTTAACCCCCTGCCTACAGCTAAAGCCTTTCAGCCGGAGACCGCTGCAAAAGGTATCAAGTTGTCCCGCGCTACCGGAGTGGACGCCCTGCTTGCAGCAGAAAACCTGCCGCAGCTAGAAGAAGAGCAAGACCAACTCTATTGGGATAACCTCGTAAAAAATTCCCCAAAACTAGCGAAGCAGATGCAAGAGCCTAGCTTCGCAGCGATCGCGCACGATGACACCGAGAATTTATCGGACATCGAGAAAATTATTTCCAAGTATCAGCACCCGCCACAAAACCCGCCTTTATATGACAAAGTAAAACTTAAAGACCCTAACGGGTTGCAGGCGCCGGAACAGGATAACTGGGCGATTGCGCTAGGTAGCAAACTAAAGCAATGGCCCGAAATGGTAAGACAAGGCATGCGCATTGCGGGCGCGGACTTCTTAGGCAACTTCATGAACATGGAGAACACCACGGAAGACGCAAAGACCGCATATCAAAGAGCCGTTGCTCGATCAAAGTACGAAGACCCTAACCTAGAAGACAACTACGCAGGACGCATGGCTTTTGGTGCTTTGGATAGTGTAGGCAAGATGCTACCCGCCACCGCTGCCACGATAGTGACACGCAATCCATTAGTGGGGGTCGGTATATCTACAGCGCAGTATGCGCCTACCACCTATGCAGACACCCGCATGCGTGGCGGTACTCCGTTAGAGTCTTTCGCCAATGCTGGCATACAGTCGGCTATCGAGGTCGCGGACATCAACCCGCTAGCTTTCGTGGCTAAGAACTTCGGCAAAGAGGCCGCAGGCAGTTTTGTTAAAGGGTACTTAAAGCGCGCTGTACCTACAGAGATTGCGGAAGAGATAGCGCAAGGCGCGGTAGATACCGCAATCGCAAACCCTAACGTGTCTTGGGGCGATTACGTTAAGTCTATTCCTGACATCGCCGTACAAACCACACTAGCGACTTTGTTCATGGGCAGTGGTCTACATGTAGCAAACCAACTGGCAAGCCGTGATAAGGATAGAGTTATTGCCTCAGAGCAGGCAACCGTTCACCGTGAGACTCTGCAACAACTGGACGAGGTAAGCCGAAATAGCCAGGTGAAAGCGCGAGATCCTGAGACCTTCCGGCAGTTCGTCGCAAGCGCCTTGGAAGACGGCCCCGTGCAAGACGTGTACGTAGATGCTCAGGTCTTGGCGCAAAGTGGCGTCGCTGAGCAACTGGCGCAAGTCTCGCCTGCTATCGCCACGCAGTTTGAGGAAGCACTACAGACAGGCGGCAGTATTCGCATACCGTTTGACGAGTACGCAGCGCAGATCGCGGGATCAGACTTCAACCAGCAACTAATCGACCACATCAAGCTAGATGCTGACGGCATGACGTTCGCTGAGTCTGAGGTGTTTCAGCAGCAGTACCAGGAAGAGTTTAACAAGCAGATAGAGCAAAGCCTCGGCAAGGTACAAGGGGACGAGAACTTCAAGGCGTCAGCTAATGATGTCAAGGGCTTGCTGAAAACACAGCTCAATCAGGCAGGCCACACTAGCCCGAGCGTTAACGATACCTATGCGACACTGGCAAGCAGTTACTATGCCGTGCGCGCAGCTGCAATGGGGATTACCCCAACAGAACTATTCAATCGTAACCCGTTAACGATCACAGGGCAAAGCGTCACCGGGGAAAGCTTTAACCAGAACGGAATAGGCAAAGCCCTTGCAGATAAAATTAGTGCAGACTTCACGGCTGCTACGAATGAGTATGCAAATTTAAAAGACAGCGAAGGCAGATCCACTACAGATGGCGGACGCATTCTCAATACGGACGAAGCTCGAGAACTTTCACCTGAGTATCGAGCAGACAGATCCAGGTCAGGCGATGTTCACGAGGCCGCAAGTAAATTTATCAAAGACCTTTATAAAGCAAAACTCGCTCAACCTGTAGCAGAGGGAAGACTACCTTTCGTCTTGTTTACTGCCGGGGGCACGGGCGCAGGTAAATCAACATCTTTGCACTTGGAGGACGGTAAAACTTTATTTGACAGCGCAGACATCATCTACGATACAAATATGAATACGTACGATTCCGCCGTAAGTAAGATAGAACAGGCTTTAGCCTCCGGTAGAAGCGTAGGTATTCAATATACGTATCGCGATCCGGTAGAGGCCCTAGTAATGGGGGCACTTCCAAGGGCTATGCGAATGGGTAGAACTGTACCGCTGCAAGTGCACGCAGATACACATATCGGGGTGTCTACTACTATCCGCAAACTGCAAGAGAAATACCGTGAAGATCCTCGCGTAGAATTTGTCGCCGTCGATAATTCGCTAGGTAAAGGCAATCAAAAAATAGTACCCCTTGAAACTTTACCTATAGTGGAGGATAATAATCTACTTGAAAGGTTACAAAATGAACTTGACAACCAATACCAAACAGGAGAAATCACAGACTCCGTCTACAAAGGCACGCGGAGCGGATATTCCAAACTTCAAGGAAATATTCCGGAAGATGGCGGAGGAGTCAGTGCAGAACCTCAGAGACAGAACCAAGAATCTTCCCGACTAAGCACTACTCGCGGGGGATTTTCTCCTAGCACTAACACCATAAGCCTACTCAAGAACGCCGACCTTTCGACGTTCTTACATGAGCTTGGGCATTCATTCCTAGCAATGGACATCGCACTCGCAGAGCAGATCGCACTGCGCGGCGCAACTGAAGCAGAAACCCAAATACTTGAGGATATGCAAACCGTCTTTAACTGGTTCGGTTTGCAAGGCGAACTCACGCAGCAGCTAGACGCATGGCACGCGCTTAGCTTCGAGCAACAACGCGCACACCATGAGAAACTAGCCGAAGGGTTCGAGGCTTACCTCTTCGAAGGTCAAGCGCCTAACCTGGCACTACAACCTATATTCCAGCGCTTCCGTGCATGGCTTTCTAACGTCTACCGTAACATGATGTCTTATCTCACCAATGCGGGGGAAACGCTTAACCCTGAAGTGCGTGCAGTGTTCGATCGCATGATCGCAACACAAGATCAAATCGACAACGCCAGGCAAGCACGCAATATGTCGCTCTTATTCAACTCACCGGAAGAGGCAGGCATGACACCTGAAGCCTTCCATGAGTACGCTCGGGAGTCGGTGCAAAGCGCACAGGATGCAATCACAGCACTGGAAGCTAAGAGCCTCAAGGATATGACTTGGGTGTCTCGATTACGCGAGCGTACCGTGCAGCGCATCAACAAGGATGCAAACGCATTGCGTAAAGAGACCCGTGCCATAGTCGCTGCCGAAGTACAGGACGAACCAGTGTACAAAGCTTTGCGCTTCCTGAAGCGTGGCGAGACTGAGAACGACGGCGTAATCTCGAAAATAGAAGGATCTAAGCTCTCATTGCCCGCACTCAAGGCGATGTATGCGACTAACGATACCGACTCAGATGCCCTGACTAGAGTGCTAGCAGGGGAAGTGCTAGTCAACGCTAAGGAAAACTATCGCGTACAGAAAATAAAAGATGACACTTTCAGATGGTCGTCGCTGCCGAACAAGCCGGAGTACCCTACCGAAACACTGACCGCAGCAGAGATTACCGCAAGGCTTAGTGCTAAGCCCTCTATCAACTGGCAGAAGCTAGGGTATGGGCAATACGGTGCATTAGCCGAGGACGGTATGCACCCGGATCTAGTGGCGGATATGTTCGGCTTTGCCTCAGGGGACGAGCTTGTACGCGCCTTGATAGACGCTCCTCCGATAAAGGATGTGATCGAGGCCATTACCGATACGCGCATGCTTGAGCAGCATGGCGAAGTTGCAACACCTGAAGCCGTGGCGAAGGCGGCAGACGCCGCGATCCATAACGATGTACGCACCAAGATAATCGCCACTGAGCTAGCAGGTTTGCAAAAGGCGCTAGGCTCAGCCCGTACCTTATCACGCATGGCAAAAGATTACGCTAAGCAGAAAATAGGACAAACTAAAGTTAGAGACTTACGCCCGAACAAGTTTGCTAGAGATGCAGCCAAGGCGGGCAAACTTGCGGAAGAGGCAATGCGCAAAGGTGACCGCGATATGGCGATCACGCAGAAGCGCAATCAGCTGGTACAACATGCCACGACCCGTGAAGCATACCAGTCACAAGCAGATGCTACTAAATTGTTACAACGCTTTAGAAAAATAGCAGCGTCTAAGATTGATAATCTGAAAGGATCGCATAACCTGGATCTAGTCAACGCGACGAAGGCCATTCTTGCTGAGTTTGGTATCGGTGCCCGTGGGCAAAACCCGCGCAAATACCTTGAGGCGGTGAAAGCCTATGATCCTGAGCTTTATGCAGCAATCGAAGCGGACGTGCAGCAGGCGCAGGATAACGCCAAAGACATGAAAGACTTAACAGTCGACGAGCTGCGCGCACTTAGCGACCAAGTAGAAAGCTTATGGTACTTGGCTCGTCGCGAGAAACAAGTCGAGATTGACGGTAAGCTGGTAGATCGTGAACAAGTGGTAGAAACTCTAGGCGCACGCCTTGATGTTTTAGGTATGCCGGACAAAGTACCAGGTGAAGGCCATGCAGTCACAGAGAAAGAGAAAGCGATCCGCGTCCTGCTCGGTGCGCGTGCAGCCTTGCGTCGTGTAGAGTCTTGGGTGTCTCGCATGGACGGAGGCAAGATAACCGGCGGCTTTAGAGCCTACGTGTTCACCCCCGTATCCGAGGCCGCAGACCGATACCGCATTGATGTACGCAAGTACCTATCCGCCTATCGCGACTTGCTGAAAAGCGTAGAACCTTCCCTTCGTCCTGGGCGCATCGCTGCGCCTGAGATCGGCTATACCTTCGGCTATTCAAAAGGCGACGCAGGCATGAGCGAGCTTCTCCATGCCATAGCCCACACAGGCAACGCAAGTAACAAGCGCAAGTTGCTACTGGGTCGTGGGTGGGCTGTAGAACGCGAAGACAAGAGCCTAGATACTAGCAAGTGGGATAGCTTCATCGCTCGTATGGTAGATGAAGGCAAGCTGACGAAAACACACTTTGACTTTGTGCAGGGGGTATGGGATCTACTGGAAGAGACCAAGCCTCTAGCGCAAAAAACGCATCGCGAAGTCTTCGGGCGGTACTTTGACGAAATCAGTGCTGAAAGCTTTACCACTCCTTTCGGCACCTATCGTGGCGGGTACATTCCTGCACTTACCGATACATTCGAGGTGCAAGACGCAGTAATCAATCAGGCGCTAGAAGACGTGAACGCAGGTAACGCTTTCATGTTCCCCGCAGCGAGCCGAGGCTTCACCAAATCTCGCGTCGAGTACAACCGCCCCCTAGCTTTAGACCTTCGCCTATTACCTCAGCACATAGATAAAGTGCTCTTGTTCTCTCACATGGAGACTCACGTACGGGACGTTATGCGTACACTTCGAGCAATGGGCGGCAAGCTTACCCGCTACGATCCGGTGGCCTATACTGATATGCTATTGCCATGGCTTAATCGCGCAGCAAAGCAGATCGTACAGACACCGAGCACAGGTACAGCAGGCAAGGCCCTGGATAAATTCTTTAGCGCTGCACGATCACGCGCAGGCATGGCAACCATGTTCGCTAACGTGACTAACACACTGCAACAATTAACGGGGTTTAGTATCGCTGCGTTGAAAGTCAAACCTACGCACTTGAAAGCTGCGTTCGTGCAATACATTAAGAACCCGACACAGACCGCCGAAAGCGTGGCGGCCTCGTCTACTTTCATGAATACCAGGCTAGGCGATCAGAGCTTCGAGCTACGAAGCGAGATCGAGGATATGCTTATCAATCCGACCAAGTACGAGGAAGCGAAAGCCTGGACAAGCAAGCACGCCTACTTTATGCAGCAGGCCGCGCAGAACTTTGTCGATGTGATTGCTTGGACAGGCGCATACAACCAGGCACTTGCAGAAAACCTAAACGAAAAAGATGCCGTGCGCTTTGCTAATAGCACAGTGCGTGAGACTCAAGGCTCTATCAAACCGGAAGACCTTTCTCGCTATGAGACTGGCCCCGCATGGGCGCGTATCTTTACGCAGTTCGCCAGTTACTTCAATATGCAAGCTAACGTATTAGGCACGTCAGTCGCTAACGTGACACAGGAGTTCGGGATCAAGAAAGGTGCAGGACAACTAACCTTTATCGCGTTCGCTGGGTTCCTAGTTCCCGCATGGGTTGCTGAGGCTATCGTGCAAGGGATGCGTGGTGGAGGGGATGATGACGAGGACGACGGCTACCTGGACGAGTTTCTTAGTTTCTTTTTTGGTGCGCCATTACGCACGACCGCAGCCATGGTGCCTATCGCAGGGCCTATAACAACTCGTATCGTGGCGGGATTTACTCCGCAGCAATACGACGATCGTTTAGCTTCAGCTCCGGCGATTGGTGCGATAGAGTCAGCAGGCCGCGCGCCTCATAGCATATACAAAGCGATTGCGGATGATGGCAGCGCAAGCCGCGCGATTAAAGACTCTTTAACACTGATTGCGATGTTGACAGGCGTACCAGTTACCGCAGCGAACAAGCCTCTAGGCTATCTTGCAGGCGTGGGGCAAGGGGATATAGAGCCGACCTCTACGCTAGATGCTGTACGAGGTACGATTAGTGGTGCAGCTAGCCCTGACAGCAAGCGCTAGGGTGCGCATAGACTTAAAATTGTAAGGTACATTAGCTCAAACTTTCAAAGGATTGAGCTAATGTCCGTATCCAGTACCGAGGCTAAAGCAGGGCCGTATTCCTGCAACAGTTCACAGACCGTATTCCCTTTTACCTTCCGAGTGTTTACCGCAGCTGACGTGCATGTGATCTTGACAGATAGCACAGGCTTTGAGGTAGAGATTACGCAAGGTGCGGATTACTCTGTAACCTTAAACGCAGACCAAAACAACAATCCCGGCGGGGACGTTACCACGGTAGCTACCTACGCGACAGGGTACAAAATAACCCCCTATCGCGAAATCGCTGCAACGCAATCGGTAAGCTTCTCGACTTACCGCCCCGACGTGGAAGAGCGTTCTTTCGATAAGCTTACCATGCTGGTACAGCAAGCCTTTGAGCAACTGAGTCGCGCGGTTAAGACAACAATCTCGGGGGCTATAGGGCCGGATGCTTTAATAGCAGCGATCAATGCTGCTGCTTCAAGCGCACAAGCTAGTGCTAGCGCAGCCGATGTGTCCGAAGCTAACGCTCTAGCCAG